GACCAATAGCTGCTTTGCTCTGGAATTGAGCAGACTCGATGCGTTCCATCGTTCTTTTATCGATTCCGGTTATTTTTGGCAATTTATAGTCATCATTCAACGCCGAAACCCTCACCCATATACACCCACAGTTGATATGCTTTGGCGGTCGCTGAAACATAGTTTTTCGTTCATTGGCAGATATTACTTTGCCGTCTAATTCGGCGCAAATCGGACAGGTGTTCTTTTCCATCTTAGCCGACCACTGATAAACCGCGGTGTCGTCATCTTCATCAAATGAAGCGAAACTATCATCTCGACCGTCATTCATACCTTGAGAGATAATAGTACCTTTCGTCCCAAGTACGGCCTGTGCCACCCACGCACCAGCCGATATTTTAATAGCTTCTAGCACAGCGCTTTTTTGAGCCGTACTTTGATAGGCTGGTGTAGTTGGTTCGATTTCTTCTGTATCTTCGTCAGGCTCATCAGCGAGATTGATTGGCTGCTTCAATAGTTCTCCAGCAATGATATTATTCACATCTTCATTCTGCATATCGACAATGAAGTCTACGTACTGTTTTTCGTGTAGCTTGCGTTCTTCTTTTAAGGCTGGTGCTGGCAATTTTTGCTCATCTGCCGCAGATAATTTTCCGTAATTGTAAGCTGTGCGATAATATTTTGCGACTAATGACGTGTAGCTGTCTGGTAGCGAGAACACTTCATCAAGTGAAATGTTATCAATCGCCTTGTTCAGTTCTTCGGTGGCTGCTGCGGCGAAACTATCCTCCTGCGCCTTCATCCAATCCTGAATAGCGTCGAACTTGACTCGTTTTTCGGCGTCTGTTAAATCTCGATTGATTGTAATGTGTTCGTGAGGTTCAGGAGGAGCGACTTCGTTAATCTTGTCATTTTCGTCTAGAAATTTGTCGGCGTTGCCGCCATTGCCTCCGTCTTTGTCATTGTCGTTGTCGTCATCGTCTAATTTTTCGTCTTTCGGTTCTTCTTGACGACGTTTTTTAATCGCGTCTAGGTCAATTCCTAATCGAGTCGCAGTCGATTCTTCAATTCCAGTAGCAATGTCATCCGATATTCTGTCTTTCTGAACTAGTAACTTGAATGCCTCAAACACTGCCGAAATAATAGATTCGTCAGGTGTGTCAAAGTGGAATTCTGGATAGTGCCGCTCCGCAAAGTTCAAGTCGATAAGATCAGCGATGAGATATTGATTAATATGAGATTCAAGCAGTCGCATAACACCTGTAATCGCAGTCTGCAGCAAGTCTTTTTGGTTAGTGCTCAAGCTGTATGAGCCTACGTTGCTTGCGGAACCTTGAGTCGCAGTAAGAATAACGCTAGCGTGGAATGCTCGCGCCATTTCTGAGTTCTGTCGCTCGATTGATTGATGTGGATCGCGCCCCTCAGTATTAAGAACGTCTAAATCATATCCGTACGGAATAGACGCTACAGAGTTGTGTTTGCCCAATCTACCAAGCACCTCAAGTGCTTTATTTCGCGCTTTCTTCAATTGCTCAGATACAACACCATCGACCGTTCGTTTCAAAACTTTTGGCTTTATAGCATCAGCCTGCAAAGCCACGCTGTCCAGATATTCGAGACGACGTTTTTTATCATATCGAGGATATAGCGACTTAAAAGCACTACGACCATAAAGATAATTTCGGCTTTTTCCATAAGTAAACAAAAAGCATTTATAAGCTGGAATTGTCACTTCTTGAGCAGCTCCGTCGATATCTGTTGTTCGTTGTTTAGCTCCACCAAAGCCACCAACCTCATCTCTAATCAGTGTTAATGTAGTGCTGTCGCGATGAGCGAGCCTCTTCAGCACGAGCTTGCCATCTCTTAATTCATATACTTTTTCGAATAAAGCGAACCCTTCATAAATTGCGATGAGCGACTGATCGATAAACAGGTTCATTGGCGTCTGAATGCCTCCTTTGTGAGGTGGCTCTAGTAGATTTCGGCGAACAAACTCAGCTTGTGCTTCGTCTGCATCTTCGCTATCAGCGTCAATATGATATGTCGCCGCTAAAATACTCATAGTAAAGATGTTGTATAGCGCTTCAACTGTTGTGTCACTATCGAGCATCCTTCGATAGTCTTTAATACTGATTTCGTCAGTACGAGATTCTTCTCTGTCAAAGCTCTCAAAAACAATATCTCCAGCAAAGCCAATTTCGCTAGTCAGGTTTTTTGGTGTTTCGTCTTTCTTGAATAGTGCCACTCTTTCGCTCCTCGAAATAAAGCAGTTACTTCACCAAAAAGAAAAATGCGGCCAAGCAACCGCAATTTATAACTTAGATTATATCACGAAATCCGATTCTGACCAATCATCATCTTTTGAAGCATACGAACCGCTTTCATCAAATCCTTCTTCACCTTGATTTAATCCGTCGACAAGCAACATTCGAATCGCGTATACAATCGCGTCAACCATGTCGTCGTGTGTGCCTTTCGGAAATTCTATCAACTGCTCTCTTAGCGCTTGTCCGTTTTGGATATCTTTAACTAGGAACACTTTTCCAGCTTCGAAAAATCTGCTAACAGCTAGTAGTCGTCGCACCTTGTCTTTGTCTGGTTTCAATCCAATGACAGGTAATCCTGCTAATAAGTCGCGGAATACTAATCCTAGCGCACCTTGCTCGATTCCGACAACTTGAGGTTGATACGTTTCGTAAAGATTTTGAATAGTTTCGGCTGTTATGCTTGGTGATGTTCGCTGATTTCTAATTGCTCTCACGTAAACATTGCCGTCAGCTCCTAAGTCCGCGACAATCATAGCTGTCGGGTCAGCAGTCTGTCTTTCGCTTGCTGCTGGGTCAACTGTCAACACTCTAGCTTGACGAGAATACTCGTCTGGTGCTTGGCTTGGCTCACATTCTTTAATCCAATCAGGCTTGATGATAGCGTCCTCTTCACTGAATGGCTTGTGCTGATATTCCTGTGCAAAAGCAATGCTTCCGACAAACTCTTGATCGTTTGGATTGTCGCGCATAGATTTTAGCTTTTCGAGGCTGCGATGCTCCGGCCACAAAGCGTGCTCAGTGCCGTCTTCGTCAGTTGTGATTGCGTAAAATACTCGTGTTTGCCAGCTCTTAAAAATGTCTTGCTGCTTCATCACCTTATTCACAAGGCTGTCAAAGTGAAGAATCGTGCCGATAACGACAGCTCGTCCACCTCTTGCCAGTGCTGGTATAGCTGCCTTGGTAAACCAGTGATACAGCTTCTGACGTTGCTCAGCGCTCTTGATGTTTTCGTCGTTCTCAATGTCGTCGAATATCATTAGTGTCGGTCGTGTATGTCGATGTCGAATACCGCGAATTTTCATACCAGATCCCTTAGCGGCGTATTTAATGCCATTACTCAAAACAAATTCACCGTCTTGCCAGTCGTCGCCCTTCATATTCCCGAATAACCATTTAATTTTCGGATTATTCTCGAACTCATCTTTAAGCGCATTGATGAACTCTGCAGCTTGAGTGTATGTGTCGCTGATTATCACTATGAATTCTTCTTGTTCAAAACAACCAGCCCACAGAGGGTATGTCATGTCTACTGTTGTCGACTTCGCGTGTCCACGTGGCGCAATAACGCCTATGCGTCGATTATTCTTATCACTGATTAAGTCTAATATCTCTTTATGAAACGGTGGTGTTTCTAGTGGAAAATATGGTCGGGCGATGAACCAACCAAACAAATGAATGTTTTCGCGCCTCTTAAATATCGCTAATAGGTACTGTCGGAGCTTATCTCTATCCGTTTCCCAGTACTTTTCGCATAGTCGTACAATGTCTTTCCTGGTCAGATTATTCAAAGATTGCTGCTCGGAGTTCTTCGTCATCGATATTACCCTCCTCTTTCGCTTTTTTCAACTTTAAGTCGCGCTCATCTCGCCATCCACAAACATTTTTCATAGTAAAGATAGCAAAGCTTGCTGGAGCGGCACCACTTAAAGCCACATCAACAATAAACTCGCGTTGTAAATCTTTGGCGGTTTCATAGGCTTCCGCAAATTCTGGATGAAGATCGCACCAGTCTCTCAAAGTGTTGCGATGTACACCAATTTTTCGAGCGAATCCTTCAAGCCACGGAAAACGCCGTGGCAAGCGCCGCGAGATGTATTTGCCGCCCTCAGTGTCGGTTATTTCCTGTTCTCTAATAATTTCTAACGGCTCGATTGAAAAATAGTCAATGAGCTGCTGGCAGTATTCTGGCTTATATTTCGTCGGCTGTCCTGGTTTTGGCTGTTCAGTCTGTTTTGATAGCTCGATAGACTGCTTTTTTGGCTCATCCTTAACAATCCCGCGTAGCTGCTGCTTCGGGGATTTGCGGCTAGACTGCTTGCTACTTCGCCTGCTCCTGCGCATCATTTTTCTGGTTGCCATGATATTTTCTCCAAATAAAAAAGCGGCTCTTTCGATCCGCAATTCCTAAGGTTATTATAACATAAAAGAGGCGGCGCATAATTCACC